TTAATTGTGTAAAACTCATTTACTTTCCCCTCCGTAATTCTGTGGAATCACTATACTTAATACTGTGGCTCTTTGTGTAGCCGATATATTTGTTAATATTACCTTGAAATATGTAAATTTCTTTGCTTTTAATCTCACTCTAAATGGTTTAGGTGAGTAGTTAGTGTTGAATGTAAAGTCTGCAAAGTCTACATCTTCAAATGTAAATATGTCAAAATCTTTTACTTTTTGTGTTGTTGTGGTTGATTGTGAATGGTCACTCTCCCAGTTAATTGTAACCGTTCCTTTTGGTTCAGGTTTCAAACTTAACCATATCTTACTTATTTGCTTTCTTAACCACCCAGCCATAAAGTCATAAAAATTCATTTCCCAAGTAGCTGTTATTACTTCACCGTTAAATGATGTTAATAAACTATTGAATTTCATAATTGTACTAATTATGCACCCATACTTGAGTGCCTACACATAGCCAGTATTCCCATTTTTGTTCCCAATCAATAGTAATTGCTGTACTTAAATCAACGTCGTTTAAATCAGGTTGTACACGCTTTGATATGTACTGTGCGTTTCTTTCATCTCTTACATCAGTTGCTATCCACTCTTGTACACCGTCAAATATTGAGTATGGATTGTTATTGATTATTCTTACTTGGTCAAAAGCTACATTTCCTTTTACTTCGTTTAATGTGTAAACAGGGAATGTAACGGTTGTTAATTCGTCTGTGTTTGTATATGAATCATAATACGAATAGAATGTTTCTTTATTTGTGTATATAATCTGTCTATCATACTGTCTTACTACATCAGTAACTTTATATTCATTAGAACCTACTTCGTTAAAGAAGTTAGCAGGGAAGTATTCAGCACTTGCTAAACCATTTCCGTCTAAATCTGAATAATGTATAATATTTTCATTATCTACATCACCCCACATAAATACTCTTGTATCATTTTTACCACCGAATAACATATTAGTTCTGCATTGTTCTATTTCTTTTCTAATATCGTTATCTTTAGTCCAGTAGATTTCAACGTCATTCTCTCCACTATCTGGAGTAGAAACCCACGTTATAGTTCCATTTGTTAGATTAACTGTGTAATCGGTAGTTACAGTTTGTAATACTCCTTCCAGATAAACCTTGTCTATACTATCAACATCAGTTTCAGCTAATTGATATGTTGCTGTTGTTCCATCTGAATTAAATTGTTGGCGTTTTTGTGAGTTTAATAGATTAACACCCTCTAACGCTGTTCCACCTCCGTCTGGTGGTGTTGCACTAAATATAATCGGTACATAACCTACTACATCACCTATACTACCAGTTCCATTCCAATATTGATATGAAGTACCGTCTTGTATGTATAACGTATCGTTAAATGCAAACATATTAACTGTTACATCAGCCACAGTACCAATAGGTGTATAAACGTACTTCGTGCCAATTCCTGCTCTTACTTCTGTTATGTTAATATAAGTTCCTTTTGCTACAATTAAATTTATTTCCTTAGATGAGTTGTAAAAGAACTTTCCTACACTTGAATTGTAGTCAATATCAATATCTGCTACTTCAACTAGATTATCTACTACTACAATGTTGTCTACCGCCGTTGTACCAGCCTGTGTTGAGTTTAAAACTGTTGTTACTACAATATCTACATTTGAGTAAGTTGATGTGTCTAAGGAGTTATAAGCCACTCCACTTAATTCTGTTCGAGCGTATAAAAGTGAGTTAATAGCGAATAGCATTTGTTCCGTACCGTTAATTCTACCGTTCCACATACCTCGTATCGTTCCACTTAAATTAGAAAACAACTGTGCATACCCTTCTATCTTTTTTAGTTTCTTGTTTTCGGTAATACGCCAGTTAGTCATATTGCCACTTTCACCTAGTTCAAGACTTGTATCTCCTGTTGAATCTAGGTTTAATCCTTTAAATTCATTTAATACAGTTGGCTTAGGTGTTTTTACTATTTTTATTTTACCCATTATACCCTCCGTATATATCTTCTATTTCACTAGCACTAACAGGTTGTTTCTTCAATATCCTAACTCTTTGATCTAAATAACTTGTTTCAAAGTATTGAGCTTTAGTTAAATCTTCGTGTATCATTAACTTAGCTGCTAATCCATAAGGTAATACTTGTCTTGCTATAATCTCATCAAGTTCTATTTCATCTGTTAATGCTGTTAGTAAAGTAGGGATAGGGATATATCTTATTCTTACTTCACCCTCAAAATTGTAGTGAATATACAGTTCATTATGCCCTTCCCATTTTAATATTCCGTCATTTACATAATCATATCTAGGTACTAATTTTACTTTCTCGTATAATCTGCCGAAATTATCAGGCATTTCATACTTAACGTATGGTTCATAACTAGGTACAGTATAAAAGTTCTGTTCGTATAATGCCCAATTTTTGTAATTATAGAAGTATGTTCCACTAAATCTAATTCTACTTTTAGTTGCACTTGCAGTAGGTGTTACGCTACCTTTGTAGTTGGTAAAACCAGATACAGTAATTGGTACAGTAATAGTTTCTAATACATTCCACGAACTTGTGTAATCTTCAATGTAAACTGTACACGGACCGTCTACTGTGAAATGATAAGCATAAGCACTACCATCAACTTCTTTTTCTATATCTTCTGTGTAATGTTGGTCAATCCCAAAATCACCACCTAAAACCTTTTTGCGATTAAGACTTAAATCGTACGTTTCGTAAAACAATCCATCTCTTAACAATTCAGATATTAATAGATTCAATATTCCTGGTGTTCTAACTTGATAAGATAAAGTATCTTCAGTAGAAAGTTCACCACTATTTAACCTTTCGTCCATTAAGTCCATTGTCATATTAAATATTTCTTGTACTGTTGCCATTTTATTCTCCTATTTGATTCTTCTTAATATCAATTCACATTCTGCATTTATTGAGTTTGAAGTGTAAACTCCGTCTGTATCGTCTACTGTGATAACAAATTCAATGTAATCTCCTGCTTTTAATTCTATTTCTGTGTTTATAAAGTTTGATGTATCTCCATAATTACTACCTCTTGAGTAATTTCTCTGTCTACCCTTTATAACTGATGTAGTACCGTTTACTCTGTAAGAACTCATAAAGGTTGTTCGACCACCTCCACCTTGTGTAATTCCTACTACTGCGTATAATGAATATCTACCATCTTTATTAACTACTATCCTTGTAGGATTAGCACTAGTAAAGGAATATTCATCATCTTTGTATGTTTCTACTTCCCATTCTACATAGTGTACAGTTCCATTAGCACCACCTAAGTTCTGTGCTGTGTCTTTCCCTAAATGTATATACACTTGCTTAACTGGTTTATTCTTGATGAAACTATCTCCACTTTCAGCTTCATAATCACCTTGTACATTTACTAACGTTCTATCACCTTGTCTGCCACCGTGTTGTGGTTTCTTACGTCTTTTGAAAAATGGTATCTCATATGTATGTGCTACTATTGACGGTGTTCCTAAGGCTAGTGTACTTGCTATGCTTGTAGGTTCTACGCTGTCTGCTAATGCTATAACAGGTGTTCCACTTGCAAATGTACTTACTATGCTAGTGGGTGATATATCAATAGATAGTCTAGGTACACCAAATAATAAAGTTGATCCTATTCCACTAGGAGATATATCAATAGATGTTGAAGGTGTACCAAATGCTAACGTACTTGCTATACTACTAGGAGATATAATATTATCTGTTATTAAAGTAGGTGTACCGAACACTAAAGTAGACGCTATGCTACTAGGGTATAAATCTTCAGCACTAACACTACTACTAGAGTTATATGGAAATTGATTATATTGTTGTTGAAATGCCATATTATCTCCTTATGTTATAGTGATTTTGTTAAAGTATCTACCATTTTTATACTTACTATATCTTCCTTAGCCTTTATTAATTCTGTTTCAATACTTGCTACTTTTGTAACATTCGCCATTAATGTATCGTACTCTGATTTCTTTAATACAATAGTTTCTTCTTTTTCTGGATAAGGTGTACTATCGTGTTCACTTGCCAAAGTTTCAATACCTTCTTTCCACTTATCAAAATCAAAATCAAGAATAGCAGGTACAACTTTATCTACTAACACAACTTCTGTGCCTGTTATTTCATCATCAACTATCACATTTCTAATTTCTTCTACTTGAATAACTTGTGTAGTTTTAACTTTGTAAGTGATTATAGTTTCTAATAGTTTCGGAATTTCCTTACTATCTTCTTCTAGTTGCTCATAGACTTCATTTTTAGTTACACTCACATTAGGTAGATTTATAATAGTCTGATTGTCCTTGTTGTGAATAGAATATTTCTGACCATTCAACAAAGTAGGTTCAGTTTCAGAACCAGTTAAAATACCTGCTGTTTGCAATTCATCTACGAATTTATTTGTGTTTAAATCTTCATATATTAGTTTCATATTAACCTACTTTCACTACTCTAAAAGTTGTATTGCTATCGCTTACAGCATTAATAGAAGTTCCTGCCGTACTATATAACGTACAAGTTGTATAATCATTTTTTTCTGCTTTATATATAGTTGATATAGCTAATTTGTCATTTGATGTTCCTATGGATAATATTCTGTTAGAGGATATTGCTGAACCATTAATAGTTATTGCTATTTGCCTATATCCAGTTGAGTTTGAGCCCATTCTTATATTAGCTATTATTAAGTAAACGCCATTTTCTACAAATGTTATTCTATCATCAGAAGATATATCAAACATATTATAATCGTTGTGTATTATAGTATCCCATTCTTTAACTGTTGTAGTAGCATTTGGAACTGCTTGATTAGACAACGAACCGATACTACAATAAGGAACTTCTCCACCCAATACAACACCTTTAGCAGTAGCTTCATTCTGACTTGCTATGTTAGTTGCATAATCCATACTAATAGATTTACTTGCTATTCCTTTAGGAGTAGTAAATATAGTTCCGTTTTCATATGCTAGTAACTGCCCTATTCCTACTAATGGAGTTGTTACTGGTGTTTCTAGTTGATAATAAATCTTAGTTCCTGCTAGGTCTGCTTGGGCTGCTGCTAGGTTTGCATAAGTACCGTTAGGTACAGCGATATATAAATTGCCACTTCCACTATAATGGGTGTAATGCATAGCATCCGTATTATAAGTCGCATTGTTTCTAGGTGCAAAGTTTCCTACAGTCCTTTGCAACGAATAATCGTCAGCGACAGTTAAATTATCAATAGGTGGAGTACAGAAAACTACATCCATATTAGATGGAGTTGTATAAAGGCTATCTATATCTCCACTCAATAAAGTATATTCATCACTAACATTCTGCTCTCTAACCCACTCATTATTTCCGTTCTGATATATCTTATCACATACTTCATTTGGTAGGTTTGCTCCTATTGTTGGAAGTACGATTGTTGATGATTTATGTTCTTCGTAGTCGGTTGCTGTTGTTCCAACTTCTAGTTGTGGTTTTACATTTTCAATTTCACTTGGATAAATAATAGCATCACTTAAAAATCTTATTATAATCTTTATTTTAACTGTGGCTTCATTTGTTGTCCAATTATAATCATTTCCAGTTCCCCATACAGTGCCATCTCTTATTGTAAAATTACCATTTTTATCATACTCATAAATATAGAAACCATAAGTTAATGACGCACCGCTTAGAGACAACATATATTCAGTGTTGCTTTTTACATCAATAAAACTAAAATTTCTAATTCTAGTTGTAGAAACTGAAAAATTACCAGCACTATCAAGTGAACCTTGTTCATAATCAATAGGCTCTGTTGTTATTAAGTTCTTCCCAACAGAATATATCTCTTGTTGTTCTGTGTCTTTGAAACCTTCCCAATAAGTCCCTATCCAAGATTTAACCTCATCTGCTGTTGGCTCGTTTCCTGCTCCAAATGCTGTGGTTAGGTCTATCTTGAACATATCTTTCATTTTAAACGTATCACTTACTGAATATTCTGTATCTGTTCTATGATAAAATCTAAACCTACTTGTCGCTGAAGCTGTAATAACTCCATATATTTCGTTCCATACATCAACAACTGTTGGGTCTTGTGCAACTGTTATTCCACCATATGTAACTCTTGCATAATTGTCATAAGAAGGCATAAGACTACCACTTATATAATATTTGTGTCCAATTATTGCATCATCATCTGCCCTATCTATCCTTGCACCACTATTTACTGATGTTACTGTATATGTATATTCATTATCTGCAACTGCCCCTGTTCCATAATAAGGAGTCCACCCAGTAGTTCCACTAGCAAAATCGCCATTCGTAATCGCTTGATACAGTAAGTTCCCACTAAATTGTTCCTGTATCACTATTTCTACCGAATGGTGAACTATCACTTGCACTAAATACTGCTACATCAATGCCCCACTTAGCACCTAGTTTAGAGGTTACAGCTTCTCTTTCATCACTTGTTATAGTGTCAGAAAATGACCATATCTCACCAATTTCACCTAAGAAGTCAGCACCAGTTAAATCACTTGCACCCATTAAAAGATTTGCTGTTCCTGATGGTATTGTAGCAACTGTATAACTAGAATTTCCTAATAAGAAACCATTTTTATAAGCAACTGCTCCTGAATCAGGTGTCCATTCTATTTGTAAAATCTGCCATTCTCCATAATTAGATGAATAGTTTATGATTGCCTCTTGCCCACTTGCGTCAAGATTATTGTAAATAGTAACGTTACTTGTATAAAATCTCCATTCTCTTTGTGGTGTTCCATCATAATACTTTGACATAATAGCATCACCTGTATTGTCAGCCTTAACTACTGCTATAATAGTCATTCCTCTACCTGCTGTGTTGCTGTGTATATCGTTATCTCCAAAACTTAATGGAGTATTAGAAGTGTCCCATTTAGCTGTGTTTAATCCATTTTGAGTTGTTATGCCATATTCAACACCTGTTCCTGATGAAGGTGTACCATTCCAAGAATTAACACTATCTACTACATTAGTAATATGATTACTTCCATCTACTGTAACTGAACTAGCATCACTAAAGTCTACGTGGAAACTAGGGTTATCAATACTTGCAATATCAATATTAAAACTTGTGTTGCTTGAACTTATAATTACTCCTGCTGTACCTATCTTTTCTATGATAATGTAACCACCAGGATATATTACTCTGCTATTTGTAGAACCACCTATTGCCATTCCATTAGGGTCAATTATAAAGTTATAAGTTGAACCTGCATTGATAAAGGTTTTAGTTGCGCCACTTGGTGCATCTGCAAAGTATGTTGTGTTTAGTGTTGCTGTTATATCTATTGTTGATGAACTAGCACTTAATATCCCAAATTCCCAACTTTCAGTTTCATCATAATCAGCTGTTATATTAAGTAGTTTTTTAATTATATTTCCACTCATTTGTAAATCGCCATCAGAAGGTGAATTAACATAATTATACGTGCCATCACCTAAAATGTTATCTACTGCTACAATATCATCAAAATGAGAGAATACTGTTTCGGTAGATGCTATATTTCCTATGTAATTCTTTTCAAAGCCATTAACAGCTATCTTGTTACCAGTGGAGTGAACGTGTCCACCACCTACACCTGCTAAATGATATGCTTGTCCGTATGAACCTACTGCTCCACTAGGAGTTGTTAAGGTTATTTTATTATTAACACTTTCTATATTGCTAGTATTAGTAGAATGTAAAAAGTCTATATGCCCTGCATATGATGCTGTTGTCGCTTCTATGAAACAACTAAAATCTCTTATGATGTTATCACCAGAAGAAGAATCACAGAAAAAGTGTATATGGTCTGCTGTTGTTGATGCAACGCTCATTGTTCCGAAACCTTGCATTAATTGATACACTACTGCATTACTAGCACACATATAATTAATATCTCCACCTACTGTACCTGTGCTATCAAAGTCAAACTTACAGCCTGTAAATACATATGAACCTGCTTCTAAATCTATAATTTCTTCTGTATATCCATTACTAATGTTATAGTCAAACGATACGCTATTAAAAGTTGTCATTGTTCCTTCGCCATAGAATAATTTAGATGTATTTACTCCTGTTGCTGTTGATTTTAACTTTATGTTTTTAATAAACGCCATACTCATCATAGCTGATGGTACTGATAATACATTTCCTGTATTGGCTTCAATTACAACTGAACCCATTGTACCCATTCCTACAAGAGTAGTCATAGCACCTGCTTTGGTTACTACGTTTTCTGCATATGTGCCATCATATATTAGTATTGTATCTCCACTAACAGATGCGTCTATTGCATCTTGTATAACGTCATACTCTCCACCAGTTTTAGCCACTATGATAGTATTGCCGTATTGTGGTACTTTAGCATCTAATTCAGCGTATATTTCTTCATATGTGCCTTTAGTCCAGTTATTAACTACTTCATCACCACTTGTATGTGAAGTAGCACTTGTACCCTCTTGTGCTCTTTCAAGAGTATCAAATGTATTCCCACTTGTAGAGGTAACTCTCATTATTTCATTTCCCATTGTTATCATAAATGGAGCAGTGGGAAATAGAGACGCATCTGTAACTATTAATGATGTTACACTATCATTTATACTACCGTTTAATGTTGTTGTAGCATTATTAGCTGCATTTAATCTTGCCATTGTTTTCTCCTAATTTGGTTATTTTTCTCTTAATTTTGCTTAATTTACCCATTTTTCGCTTAAATTGCGAATATTTTGTCTGAACCATTATCCCAATGTATGTTAATATCTCCACCAGATGGTGTAACAGGTAATCCAGTAGCGCTATCAAGGTATGCTATTAATATACTTGTAGATGCATTTCCTGTGTCTTGATATATAATCATAGCTTCTACACTTGATCCTGATACAGCAGTAAATGTTACATCAGCTGAATCGAATATTCCAGTTGTAGTTGTCTTACTTGCTAAAGTCGCAGGTGTCCCTACCACTCCACTTACACTTGAATAATACTCGTGAGTTGCACTATATGTATATGTACCTGTATCTATTAACGCTACTTTGATAGTATCATTTGTTAAGTCTACATTACCATTGATTAGATTTTCCTTTCCTATTGGATATAATATGTTAGCCATCTATTTAACCACCTTTTTTAGTTTTGTTATCTGTCCTTTTAATGTACTTATTTCCTTCTTTAAATTTCCATATTCTTCTATTGTTAAAAGCTCGTACTCTACACTCTTTCCATTAAATTTATTTAATACATCAGATTCTTTCTTGTAGAATCTACCCTCAAAAAACTCATATTCTCCTTTATCATTAAATTTGAACAATGGTTTTTTCTTTCTACTTGCTGTTAGTCTATTGAATATTGTTTGATTAGGTACTCCTGTTATTTTATACTTTTTGATTCTCATAATATCTCCAAATCTAAAAAAAGGGGAAATTAATCCCCCTTAGTCTACTCTAAAATGGTAATGAAATTAGTGATGCTGACATTGCGTGGTCAGTATATAATTTTTTACCTGTTGCTGGTGTTGCTGTTATAATTATCTTACCGTCTGCATTTAAGAACTTCGCTGTGTCTAATACAAAAGCTTCTGATGTATCTTGTGCTACTGAACCTGTATAATCGTTTCCTGCTCCAAAATGTGTTCCAGCTGCTACACTAAATGCTACTGCACCGTGTGTAGGTCCAACATTGATTATTACTACTAGTTTGTTAGCTGCTCTATTAGGTGTGATTGCAAATGTTTCAGTTGCATTGATAACTGTTGATGTTGAATCAATAACTGTGATTGCTTTTTCACCCTGATAGGTTGTTAGAGTTGTACTTGTTAATGCTATATCTGCCATTTATTTAGTCTCCTATACGCCTGTTGGTGCTGTATAAGTTAAGTCTAATTTAACCAACTCATCAGGTTTAATAACCTTTGCACCGAACACGTCTAATCCTGCCATATATGCACCGAAACTATCTTTACTTGATTCTGCTTTTGTTTTCAAGATTGCGTTTGCATATCCGATTGCTTCTCCACTACCTGCTAAACATATTGTTTCAGGTGTTGATGCTAATTCAGTTAAGTTGTTTGTTACATATACTGTGAAATCTCTATATTGTGCCCAAGCTAATCCACCAGTTCCACTCATACCGGTATTGATTTGGAATACGATTCCTGCGTTCTCCATTGCTTCTTTAACCCAAGGTGCGATTACTATCCATTTGTCAGATGACATTACGTTAGCTTCGTCTAATAGTCTTGAAGCGTGTGAGATTGTTGAAAGTACATTATCTTCATTAACTGTTGCTGTGATTGTATTACTTGCATCATTATAGATTGTTGCCCCAAAGATATATGAATCTTTTTGTTTTGCTAATTGATAACCTGCTCTTTTTGCTTGTGAGCCTTTAAGGTCTACATTTGCCATAGCTTGTTCTACATCATCTACTCTAAATGCATATGTGTTTTGCTGGTCTACTAACAATGCTACTGAACTTGATACTAACTCTTCATATGTTAATGAACCGTCATAACTACCAGTGATTGCTGGATCAGCTAATCCGTTAAAGTAAACAGTATCTCCTGCTTTTTTAACTTCACTTGACTTATCCCATACTACTTTTAATGCTACTAAATTATCCTCTAGTGTTCTTACTACTGCTTCATTCCATATTTCAGGTATAAAAGCTGTTGCGTTCTTTGCTCCCATTATATTTTCTCCTTATTAAAATCACCACTTGCCCCTGCTAGTAACGATTTTCTTAAAATTCTTTTTTATCCAGTTCTTGTCGGACCTATTCTTTTCAAACGTTTCTTCGTCTATAAAGTCTCCGACCTCTGCTGAATTGCCTTTGCCCTTTACAGAACCAGTTGAAGCTTGTGCATTTTCTTTGTTAAGTTTCTCTGCTTTTTTCTCTTTGAGAATTGCCTTTAGTTGCTCTTGTAGTCGCTTGTAATCAAACTTTCGATAAGACTTAACTAAGTCATTACTTCTAGCAAAATCGTCCCATACCTCTTTAGGTATAGTCTTAGCGTCTACGTCAGGAAACTCTTTAAAGAATTTCTGATATTGTTCTTGTCTTTCTACTTGCTTTTTAAGTTTAGCGTTTTCTTCCTTGATACGTTCTTGCTCTTTGACTACCTCAATATCTATGCCTGTTTCTTCTGATTTCTTCCTAGCGTTCTGCTCTTTAACTGCTTCATTATACTGTTTTAAATCTTCAATTCCATTCCACCCTTGCTCCTTAGCGATTTTCTTAATTAAATCGTTTGTTGCTTTGGCTTCAGCATCTTTTCTGATTTTAGCATAATTAGCATCTTCCTCTTTAGTTTGAACTTTCTTAGGAGCTTCTTTTCCAGTAGGTGTTACGATCTCACCTTTACCTGCGTTTACAGTTTCCTTAGATTCAACTTCCTTTGGAGCATCTACGACTTGCTCAGGAGTAGCGTTTACTACCTCTTTTTGTTCATTTGACATTATTTAGTTCTCCTTATTCTTTTATTTAAACAGGTGCTACCTGTCCTTGACCTTGTTGTGGTTGTTCTTGCATTTGTTTCTCTTGTGCTTCTACTTCCTGAACTAATGCGTCTAATTTGTTAATTGCATTGTTTGGTATGCGTTTCAAGTATTGTGTGAAACTTATTCTCTGTTGCTCTAGTAAGTTATCTAGTCTTTGATTGTTTTGTAACTCACTCCAATATGATGTTGTGCCTACGTCTATTCCTATTGATAGATTCATACTTCTAATTCCAGCGAAGTCTACGTTATACAAAGCATCATCTTGTAATGTTTCTGCCGTTGCCATTCTCCCTAAAGCTGTATCACTTGCACCGATCATCTTCTGTGTATATTCAATTAACATTTCTACTAATGCCATAGCCGAAGCATTGTTTGGATTAGTTTGAAATTCATATACTAAATTAGATAAAGGCATACCATTAGCTTCAACACCGATTGCTGTACCTATTCCATTAGAGAAATTAGTAATTGCTGACTTGTCGAATATAACCGTAGGAAATACTGATTTCATTTCTTTAGCTGCTGCTATACTTAATAATTTGTTTATAATTAATTGATTAGGTACAAGTCCTGTTCCTAGTGCTTGACCGTGCCAACTGTTTTTACGTCTTTTCCAGTTCATAATAGTTAATGGATATATAGTTGATTTAGTGTCCCATTCTTTTCTTACTATGACGTTCTGTGTTGATTTCCTTGCTTTGATAGTTCCATCTTCTGACCACATCTTTAATAGTACAGTACATTTGTTTTGCATTTCATCTGGGTTAGTAAGTTCTATCTTACCTAAGTCCCCTGATTGATAATCTATATCAGCATCAGCGTTTATCTTTTCCCAATCCTTAGCACCGTATCTCTTAGCTTCTGCTCTCACATCTTCAACTACTTCTCTAAATGCGATTAAAACATAAGGCTGATATGGTTTCCCATTCTTATTGATAACGTTAGTGTTAGGATTGCCTAAGAATACATTAACATTGTCTATGAGTTCCATACATAGTTTACCCTTCATCAACTGATTAGTTTCTATGCTATCATCAAAGTATAAGAACATACACGCATCTGAAGCGATTGCACTATCATATAAAGCATC